TTTGATAGTGATTTCCGCCGTGTTGTTTGTCCCAAACATTTTTCTTTTTCATCTTACTCCTAACGTATATTTACCTTGTGATGCCACAGTCCAACAATCAAACTTGCCTCTGCTGTATGCAACATATTTTAATCTAAGTTGTGTAAAATAGTCTTCTTGTCTTGTCGCTGTCAGATCCACAACAACATTATCAAATGTCAAACCTTTTACAGTGTGTATATTCGCATATTTTACTCTGACCTCTCCATCATCATAACCCTCGTTTAGAATCTTTTTAATGTAGATTAATCTATCAGGATCTGTCTTCTTTCTTATCAACGCAAAGTCTCTTTCCATTCCTGCGTTTTCTTTAAGATACTTATGATATTTCATGTAGTCTAAAGTATACTCTCTATCAACCCATTCATCAAAAGTTTCCTCACCTCTGCCGTGAACTATCACTTTGTTGCCCATGTATTGCCAAAAATCTTTTATCTGTTTTAATGGCATGGGTTTGCCTCTACAGAAATCTGGCCATAGTTTGTGGCACCGTAATTCTTTTTTTGGTACGTGGGCCGTGTTCCCTACATGTGCGAACTCTATACCCTGTTGCTTGAAAAATTTTTTGACCCATGAATCTGACGGCGTGCCGCGATAGGTAAATAAGAAAGTCTCATTAGTATGTTTTATTTTATTTAACAGAGCAGTCATAGCACTACATCTTTTATCCAGACTAGGTAGATGATAATGATTACCTATCACATCTGTTGGTTTCCATGTTCTTTCATACCCATAATGATTCCATATCGGTCTTATTATTCTTTTACACAGATTGTTTATGGTTTTGCCACACCTATGTCCTTGTTCTAATTGTTCTGCCTCTCTTGATAATCTGTGATAGTAGTCTGCATCTGATCCTGCAAACTCAAATATGGTCTGGTCCGCATCACCAACAAAATAGTATTCTTTTGCCTTCGTTGCCATCTTGTCGAGAGCCTCTCTCTGTGGCACGTTACTATCCTGTGCCTCATCAACTATTAAAGCATCTATGTCAGGTTCCACAGCTTTGTCTATGAAGTCTTGTATCATATCTGCATAGTCACACAAATGACTGTCCTGTTTATATTCAAAATATGTATATGCCATCTGTTCTATAGAATTTAAATTATATGGTTTATAAATCTGTTTATCACATACTTTCCAATGTTCTTTTAAAGTATTACCTCTACCATACGCGTCAGCCAGGTATCTGTAAAACTTATGCTTGTCAGCATTAAACTCTGACTCTGTCACTCTCTGTAATTTAAATAAAGAATCTATCGTTGTTAGATTCATGTGATCTGCATAGCTAAATACTTCTTTACGTCCAACCAATCTGCTTTTGCAATACGAATGTATCGTGCATATGTTATACTTCATAGATTTTTTTGTAACACCTTGCATCTCTGGTAGTTTAAGTATTTCATCTCTTATCTCATCAGCTGCAACATTTGTGTGTGATAATATTATTATTCTACTGTAAGGATATTTTTTTAATAACTCTGTGTATTTCTGTGTGATAAACATGGAGGTCTTACCTGTTCCTGGTGGACCAGATATAAACTTAGGTTGTTTCATCTGTGACCTCCTGATACTCACCCTCTACTATTAAATCCTCTTTCTCTATTTTTTGATTTATCATCTGCCAAGAAACACAAGACTTGCTACCAAACTTACCGTGTTTCTTTTTTGCTTTCAATATGTTCTGACATTTTATTACAAGATCTACACGTGCTAGATTCACTTTCTGTTTGTGCAAATAATCTTCAAATTTATCTAAATTAAATTCTAATATATTCTTTTGCACGTTGTAGTATGGCATACCAAAGTACGCTAATTCTTTTTTACTTGTGTAAGCTTTTTCTTCTGCAATATAATTTTTAAAATGTTTTATAAATCTTAAATCTTCTTCTGCCTCTTCAACATAGTTTGTGGATTTTTCTCTTGCCTCATATTTTCTACGCATAATCTCTTCAAAATCTGCAGCTTTCATCTCTGGTATCCACACAGATGCTTTACTAATAACAGCGTCATAGAATAATTTTTTATTTCTAAGTGTGGGTCCGTCTACCGTAATTGTTTTTTCAACGGCTTCGCCCTGCACCACGGCGTTTATTTTTACAAAATATCTATCACTGCCATACTCTATTATCTGTCCGATAGATTGTTTTGCCTCTTCGCTTGTTGCCTCCTGCACACCAATCCAACTAAATAATGTTGCTATTGTTTTTGTAGAGCACCCAATAATCTCTGCAAGTTTTGGCATGCCAAACTTTCTATTTGCTTTCTTATGTGTTGTGCCCTTTCTTTTTCTCTTCTCTGCCTCTTCATCTTTTGCTGCTACTGAAATCTTGTATA